GTGATGACCATTCAAATCTTTCTGTTTCTTCATACCCATATTTTTTTAAGTAACTTTTAATAGATTCACTTAAACAATTATTTTCTTCTAACGATTCAGTTAATGATGGTAATTTCATTAACTTTCTCATTTTATTTGTTTCGTCTAATCTTGTTTTCATATTAATCTATTTCTTCTTCGTCATCTACTTGAAATGAGTCTCTAATTTCTTTATCTTCAAAATTATCAACATCACTCTGAGTTAAAGTGTACTCATCTTCGGGTTCACTAGTATCGTAACCTTCTTTATCTTTCCAATAATCAGTTAATTTAACACTATACGGAAAAGAATCCATAGACCTCATTTCTAATCTCTCTACAGGTGTTGGGTTTCTTCTTTCAATTTCTTTTTCTAAATCGTCTATCTTGTTGATGACTCCATCCATATCAGTTACTTGTGATTCTAAGTCACCTAATTTAGATAATAAATCGTCCATCTTTTGTCCCATATCGTCAACAGATGCTTTAGTTTCTTCAGTCTTATCTACAATATCTGTAACATCAACCTCTACAGTTTCTTCACCCCCACCTAAATCTTCATCTGCGAATTCATCTTCTACTTCAGTATCTGTACCAAATGGATCAGTTTCACCACCTTCTTCAGATGTTTCTTCTGTATCAACTTCTACATCCTCTTCAGATGCTTCTTCAGTACCAGCTTCTGGTGTTTCTGCCGCATCTACCACAGGATCTTCACCTCCTACATCAAAGAAAGGATCTTCATCTTCTGCAGGTGGATCTTGTTCTGTCAACATATCGTCTAACAATAAATCATCTACTTCACCTTCTTCTTTTTCGGGTACGTAGAAAGTATACTCCAACAATTGTTGGTATCTTTTTAAATCTTCTGAAAGTAATTTTTTCTTATTCATCTTACATTAATAATTGTCTTCCGTCATTAGTTTTATAAACTTTTTCAACTCTTTCCACAATCTCTTTTCCATCGTTAATTAAACATTCTTCACCAACACATTCTTCTGTTTGGTTATTAGAAAGAAATTCATCTAAGTTTTTATTAAGAGTTTCTTTTTTGTTGTTGTCTTTACTTGTTTCCATAGTATCTTTATTTATAAATATTAAGAAATTAATAAAAATCTCTATTTATGTTTAATATTTTCAATTCCTCATTCTTAATAATCATCATTTTATTTTGATGTTCGTCCCAATTGATTTTAACGTCATTATAATTTAAATTACCTACATCACCTTCACTGACACTTTCAATTAATTTATTAAGTGCGTTTATAGTGTAAAAACATTCACCTTTTTTATGTACTATAATTGTGGGTGGGTAAAATGAACGTGTGTCTACTCGCTCACCTTGTTTTAACCTTACCATAAAGGTTAGTATCTTTTTATCTTTTTCGTTAAACGTATATTGAAAGATATTACTATCTTTTAGTTTAAATCTTTTCCCTAAATAAGTTTTAAAACTTTCAATTTTATCTAAATATACAAATGACGCTAAAGTAATAATCTTATCGTTCGTGTCCATATTCATAAATGTAGGGTATATATTTATTCTTATTTTTTAATTTTAAAATAAGTCCCTTACATTTATTAAATATCTCTAAATCTACCAAAGTATTGTTTTCTAAATTCTTTACTTTATTAAGTATTTTTTCATACTTACCCTCAAATAATTTTACCACATTTAAATCCAACCCGAAAATAATTCCTTCACCATAAATATATACCATATTAGTGTCTGATATATAAGTAGTTGGATTTTTTAATGATAATATCTTACGTATAATTCTGAAATTTATCATTCTTTTTCCCAATAGTAAGTCTAAACAAACATATGGTAAATGTTCACCGAATTCACTATAACAATGGTTAACAAATGAATCTAAATCTACTTCATACTCTGATTTTCTCTCTTTAGATGAAAATGTCCAAAAGGTAAAAGTATCTATACGTTTATGTAATATAGAAACTCTTTCTCCATAGATTTTTTTCACATTTTCCCACCCTATAATTAGTGTTGGCAAATCTCTATCAATATTATCTATCTTACGACAAATTTTAAAATTTTCGAAATCTATTTTTTTAGAATTAGTTACTATATTTCCAACATTCATATTACAAATATAATAAAATTTTACGAAAAAACAAATTATGTTGGTCCAGGATTAAAATAATTAATTAATGGTTGTACAGGTTCTCCC